CCTCAACACCGGCCAGCGCATCGGCGACTTTGCCTTGTGGCTCGCCTTCTGCGCCTTCTTCGCCGTGGTGATCTCCCATGGTTGATCTTGTTCAGACTGTCGAGGTTGATCTCGACGCCATGGATGCCGATCAGGTGCTCGACCGCATCACTGAGGTGCGCACCGCCATGGCCCGCCTGAAAGCCAGCGACGAAGCATTGCTTGACCGGCTGACGCAGCTGGTTGATGCCGGCGAGCTCGACCCCGGCGGCTTTACCCACAACGACCACAGCTTCACCTGGTCAGCTGGCCGGAAAAACTGGACCTACCCCGCTGGCGTCATGGGCCTGGAAGCTCAAACCAAGGCGGCCAAGAAGGCCAGCGAAGCCGATGGCAGCGCCACCGCAAAGGTCGGTGAACCCTTCTGGACCATCAAACCCCCGAAGCCATGAGCACCGAAACCACGCAAGACACGCTGATCGATCGCACCGTGTCTGCCATGACCGAAGCGATCCTGGAAGCGGACTCCAGCGCCACCTGGATGAGCCACACGGTCAAGGCGATCGTGATCCACCTGGCCGCTGAGCTGGTGGTGATCGAAGAGCTTGCAGGCCATCCCCTGAGCCTTCAAGACGCGCTGAAGTTCCTTTGCGCGGGGGTGGAGCTGTGAGCACCGCCATCGCCACCCTGGAGCGCACCAGGGCCAGCATTAACGACCTGATCGAAGCCGCCGCCGCCGAGGTCGAAGCCGACCGCCTGGAGCGTGAACGCCAAGCCGCTGAGGCCATCGAATACGCCGCATCAGGGGCCAACACCGCCGCCGCCTATCAGCAGGGCCGCAGGGACGAGCGCACGCGCCTCCTGGCCCTGCTGGAGGCGCAACGCGAAGCGCTGGGCCGCGGCGGCGTTAATGCTATCAGCCTGGCAACTCTGAAGCGAGCACTGGAGGGTGGGGAAGGGTGACCAGCCCCCAGAAGGCCAAGGGCGACCGCGCCGAGCTTGAAGCGTCCGCGATCCTCACCGACCTGCTGGGCGTGCCCGTGCGGCGCAAGCTGGGCGCTGGCCGCATCGATGACACCGGCGACCTCGACGGCGTGCCTGGTCATGTGGTGCAGGTGGCCAGCTGGGCCGATACAGCCGCAGCGGCCAGGGTGAAGCCGAAGGAAGCCGAGCAGCAGCGCATTAACGCCCAGGCCGATCACGCGGCAACGCTGGTCAGGTTCAGAGGCGGCACCTGGCGGGTCGTGCTGACCCTGGAGCAGTGGAGCCGGTACGTCCAATGCACCAGGCCCTGAAGCCTTTCTGGATCACCGTGCGGCTCGACGCCTGCCGCACTGCTGACCATCGCATCACGGCCCGGTCGGCCTGGGCGGCTGGGTGGTTATGGCGGCAGCTGCATCCTTACGCTGATGTCATTGCGGTTCGCAAGGCTAAAGGGTATGGCGGGGATTACACTTCAGCTGGAAGGGCTCAGCCAGCTGCAGAAGCTGATTGAGTTCACTGATCCCAAGACGTTCGCCAAAGCGCAACGGGCGGGCCTGACCAAAGCATCAGGCGCAATCAAGACCCAGGTGGCCAAGGGCATCGGTGAGCGCTACAACCTCAAGGCCTCAAGGATCAAGCAGGACATCAGCAGGGCATCGATCGCGCCTGATGGAACCTCAGCAACGATCCGATTCGGACGCACTGCACCGACCCTGACTCAGTTCGGCATGAAGCCAGGCAGCAGGGGAGGCAAGCAGCCTGGCCTTGGCCGCGGCCTGGGCTGGGGCAAGCCGGTCAAGCCAGGCCGGCCGCTCACCGCCATGGTGCTCAGGGCTGATGGACGCAAGCCCTACACCGGCGCCTTCGTTTACATCGGCAAGGGTGGTAACCAGTTGGTGGGCCGCAAGGACAGCAAGGGCCGCATCCGCACGGTCTACGGTCCATCGATCGGTTCGATCTTCCTGGGCAAAGGCCGCTATGCCCTGGAGCTGCAGGCCAAGGCCGCTCAGCTGATCAACGACGAGTTCACCAAGGGCTTTCAGAAGAAGATCGACGACATCGCCCGAGGGTATGGCGGGCGGTGATCGGGGCACCCCCCCCGGTCTCAGGGTCCTTCGCCCCTGGGGAAAAGTGCCGATGCCAAGCAGCCCAGATTTTCAGTTGAGAACTGTTCGCAGCAAGGTTGCCGCTCAAAGTTCCTAGCCTGATTGTGGACCGGCGAGGTGAGACTCCCGGCCCGTGATCAACCTGCAGGAACAGGCCGATGGAACCAGGCTATAGCGACGAATTGCGCATCGGAAGGCTGTGCAAAGGGGAGCACCGCTGGAAGGGAATCGATGCGACCTTAAGAGTGAATGGCCGCTGCCCTGAATGCGACCAAGACAAGGCCATCGCACGGCGCAAGAGACCGCATACGCCTCAGCTCACACCCCAAGAGCGGCGGCGCGTATACAAGGCCAAGGCCCGGGCTGAGCTAAGGAGCCAAGGCCTCACATCAAAAGGCACCGTGCCCGTCAGGGCTGACGGGGCTATGTCAAAAGACCCAGAGAACCGGGCCTACCAAAGCGCCATTCGCACCGCTGGCCGATTTCCCAGCGTCGCCCGCCTGGTAATGGATGCGCAGACGCAGCACTGGCGGGAAAACCCGAAAGACTACGCGGAGCATCGCCGCCGATGGGCCCAAGCCCGATGGTGGCTGCGTTACGCGATCACCCCGGACCTTCGCCTCTATCACCGGGAGAAGTCCAAGCGCCGCAAGGCACAGGCCCGAGGGCAGACCCCTGTGCAAATCACAGTGGCAGCCCTACGCCAGCGGTTCAATGAGTTCGGTAACTGCTGCGCCTATTGCGGTGGGGCCGGTGACATGGAAATTGAGCACGTGGACCCAATCAACAACGGTGGCCCGCACGACATCGGGAACATTGTGCCGGCCTGCTCGACGTGCAACACCAGCAAGAAAGAGAAGGAGATGGAATCCTGGTACCGCTCCCAGCCGTTCTTCAGCGAGCTCCGGCTCCACCGGATCCGCAGGGTGATCCGCCCGCCTGAGGGCCAGCAGCTGGCACTTGCACTGGCCTGACAGGCTCAGGCTCCCGAGTGCAACCAGGCTGCAACCGCTCTCTAGGCTGGTTGCAATGCCGAACCAGCTGAACAGCACCAAGGGCGCCGAGCTGATCGAGGCCCAGACCGGACGCCGCTGCACCCGGCAGAACCTGGACAAGCTCTGCGACCGCGGAGCGCTCCGGGGGAGCCCGTGCATCCTGCAGGCCAGGCCGCTGCGGGTGGATGGCGATCTGCTGGTGAGCGAGTACCTGGCCCGGGTGGCGCCGCACCAGGCCGAAGCGCAGCAGCCAGCGGCAAAGCGTGAACGACCGACGCCGCCGGACGCCACCCCGGCGCCACCCCGGCGCCAGCCTGCTCAGCTCCCCATTGATGCGCCGGAGGATCTCCCTGATTACACGATCAGCCGCGCCCGCAGCGAATACGAGAAGGCCAACCTGCTCGAGCTCCAGCGCAAGACGCAGGAAGGCCTGCTGCTGCGCCGCGAGGACGTGGAGCTGGCCTGGGGCGGCGCGGTCAACATCACCCGCACCCGCCTGCTCGGCGTGCCCAGCACCGCCAAGCAGCGCATCCCCCACCTGGAGATCGAGGAAGTGGAGCTGTTGACCACGCTGATCCGCGAGGCCCTCGACGAGCTGGCGGCCGGGGAGGTGAAGGCATGATCAGCGCCGACCCTGCGGAACTGGCGAGGCAGATCCTGGCTGGCTTCAAGCCGCCGCCGCGGCTGCGGCTGAGCGAGTACGCCGATGAGTTCGCGGTGATGACCGGCAACGCAGCCGAGAAAGGCAAGTGGAACACGCTGCCGTACCAGCGCGAGATTCTCGACGCCTTCACCGATCCGGCCGTGGAGACGGTGGCGATCATGAAGAGCGCCCGGGTGGGCTGGACAAAGATGCTCGGCGTGGTGGTGCAGTTCTTCAGCCACCAGGATCCCTGCCCGGTGATGATCGTGCAGCCGGTCAAGGAAGACGCCGAGGGCTACAGCAAGGAAGAGATCAAGCCGCTGTTTGAAGACACGCCGGTACTGCGCGGTCTGATCTCAGAGAGCAAGTCGCGCGGCACCGCCAGCAACACGATCCTCCTGAAGCAGCTGAGCAATGGCGGCCTGATCGACATCGTGAACGCAGCCAGCGGCCGGAGCTTCCGGCGCAAGAGCCGAAAGGTGGTGCTGTTTGATGAGGTGGACGCCTACCCCAAGCTCGACGAAGGCGACCCGATCAAGCTTGGCCGCAACCGGGCGGACTACTACTGGGACCGCAAGATCGGCCAAGGCGGCACCCCCATCTTCGCCGGTGGCAAGACAGAAGAGGCCTTCCTTCGCGGTGATCAGCGGCGGTTCTATGTGCCCTGCCCGTTCTGCCAGACCACGCAGGTGCTCAGGTGGGAGCAGATGATCCGCGAGGGCGAGCACGCCGGCCACTACGGCTGCGAGAACTGCGCCGAGCCGATCCCCCACAGCAAAAAGCGGTGGATGGTGGAGCGCGGCGAGTGGCGCTCCACGGCCGTGAGCCAGCAGCCGGGCCTGGTGAGCTTCCATATCTGGGCCGCCTACAGCTACAGCCCGGCAGCGGACTGGACCGTGCTGGTCCGTGAGCATGCCGAGGCCCTTGATGCCATGCGCAAGGGTGACCCCGACGCGATGCAGACCTTTCACAACACCGTGCTCGGTGAGCCGTGGGAAGACTCCATCAGTGGCAAGCTCACCGGCGATGGCCTGGCCCAGCGCCGCAAGAACGAAGCCGCCGGCAACGGCTACCCAGAGCAGGCCGTGCCTGATGGCGTGCTGCTGCTGACCGCCGGCGTGGACGTGCAGGGCGGCGGCGGCACCGTTGGCGAGCGGCTGGTGCTGACCGTCTGGGGCTGGGGCCGTGGTGAGGAAGGCTGGCACCTGGGCCACTGGGAGATTGACGGCGACCCGCAGCAGCCGGAGACGCTGGCCCAGCTCGACCAGATCGCCAAGACGCGATGGCGCAAGGCCGATGGCACGGAGCTCCGGCTGACCATGGGCGGCATCGACGACGGCGGTTATGCCACCCACGAGGTGCGCGACTGGTGCCGCAGCCGTACATCGAGCTGGGTGCCGATGAAGGGCGCACACCAAAAAGGCAAACCGCTGATCGGCCGCGGCGTGCCGGTGGATGTGAACAGGAAGAATCAGGGCATCACCAAGCGCGGCGTGCTGCTGTTCAACGTCGGCTATGACGCCAGCGTGAACCACCTCCAAGGTCGCCTGCGCAATGAACAACCGGGCCCCGGTTACCTGCATTTCGGCATGGCCAGCACCGATCAATTCCTGTCTGAGCTGTTCCCCTGGAAGCGAATGCCAAAGCGCGACAAAGGCCAAACCACCTACAGCTGGGTGCTACCCCCTGGCTCCAGAGACGAAGCCGGCGACTGCACGCGCATGGCCTATGCCGCCCTACAGCTGGTGGCCCGCCGCTACAACCGCGCCACGATGTGGGATCAGTTGGAGGCGCAGCTGGGCGGCCCTGCTCTGCCGCCCCAGCATCAGCCTGCCCAGCCTGATGAGCAGCGCCGCGCCGGCTGGCTGAACAGCAGCGAAGCCACCAGCAAGCCCAGCCGCCGTGGCTGGCTGGCTCGGTAGCCTGAGCCTATGGCCTACACCTCCACCCAGCTGGCGGATCTGCGCGCTGCAATCGCCGAGGGCGTGTTGCAGGTGCGGTTCAGTGACGGCCGGCAGCTCACCTATCGCAGCCTTGATGAGATGCGCCGGATTGAGCAGGGCATGGCCGCCGAACTGGAGCCCACCACGACCGTGCGTCTTCGCCGCACCTACTACGGCATGACGAGGCCCACCTAATGGGAAAGCGCAGGAAGGCCCGGGATATTGAAAGCGCCCGGCGCGTGCTGGGCGAGTTCGAGGCGGCCAAGGAAACGCGGCGCACCAGCGGATGGTGGGCCAGCAACAGCGGCCCCAACAGCGACCTGCGCCAGGCGTGGTACTGGCTGGTGAAGCGTCACCAGGACCTGGCCGATAACGACGCCTACGCATCCAGGGCCATCGGCGTGATCGTCAACAACTGGATCGGCGATGGCATCATGAGCACCCCGCAGGGTGCGACCCGCCGGTACAACCTGGCGTGGAAGCGCTGGGCCGACACGCCCGAGTCCGACTTCTACGGGATCCACGACTGGTACGGGAACCAGGCCGTGGGCGCCAGGACCACCGCCGTGCGCGGTGCGGTGCTGGTGCGCGAGCGGGTAAATCCTGAGCTGTTCGAGCGCTACGGGATTGCGCCGCTCCAGGTGCAGATGCTGGAGCCCGACTGGCTGGACTTCAACAAGGACAACGGGATCGACATCCTGTTTGGCCAGCAGTTTGACAGCAGCGGCCGGCTGCAGGGCTACTGGATCCGCGACAATCACCCAGGCGAATCAGTCCTGGCCACAGGCATCAGGGTCCAGAGCAGCTTCGTGCCGAAGGCTGAGATCAGCCTGCACTTTGATTCCCGCCGCGCCGGCCAGCGGATGGGCCTGCCATTTGGCACCGCGGCGATTCTGACCCTGCGGGACATGGGCGACATCAGAGCCGCCCAGCAGATGAAGGACAAGATCGCCGCGTGCTTCTTTGGCGTCGTCACCGACATGGACGGCGAGCAAGACCCGAACAAGACCGGCATTGCATTCGACACCATTGAACCTGGAGCGGTGGAGCACCTGCCCCCAGGGCGCAACTTCCAGGCGTTCAGCCCACCAAGCTCCGGCGACTTCGTGAGCACGCACCGCGAGTACGCCCACGCGGTGGCAGCGGCCTACGAAATTACCTACGAGTCGATGACGGGTGATCTGAGCAACGTCAACTTTTCAAGTTTCCGTGGCGGCTGGCTTGAGTTCTCCCGCCGAATCGCCTACCTGCGCGGCAAGGTCTCAGTCCCTGGAATGCTCAACCCGGTGTGCCGCTGGCATGACGAGCTGTCGCGGATGACGGGCCTGCTCAAAGGTCCAATGGAGTGGACCCACACCCCGCCGCGCCGGGAAATGGTCGATCCGACCCGCGAGATCCCGGCGCTGATCAGTGCGGTGCGGGCCGGGATCATGAGTCTGTCCGAGGTGCAGCGGTCGTTTGGCTATGTGCCCGAGGAGATCATCACCGAACTGGCCGCCGATATGGACAGAGCCAAGGCCGCCGGCCTGACCCTGAGCGTAGATGCTGGCCTGGTGTCAGATTCCGGCGTAACCCAGGCGCGGCCGGTCGGGTCGGGCTTCATCAGCTCGGCGCCGGATCCGGGGAGTGATGCGGCGGATGGCAATCTAATCGCAGACCCACTGCCAAACCCCTTGGCGCCCTAGCACCTCAGACTCCGTAGCCTGATCCCAGCGACTATCAGGTAATGACTCTTGGTGTGACGGTGAAAGCAGCGGCGGCTACGCCGCCGGTGCTCCAGCTCTACGGCGACGTGGGAATTGACGTGCTGGCCGCCGATGTGGCCCGGGCCCTGGAGCAGGCCGGCGGCCGGGACGTGACGATCAACCTCTTCAGCTATGGCGGCGACGCTGGCGAGGGCCTGGCGATCCACGACATCCTCGCCCGCTACCAGGGCAAGAAGACGGTGGTGATCGATGGCGTGGCAGCGTCCGCCGGCTCCATGGTGGCCATGGCTGGTGATCGGGTGGTGATGCCTGACAACGCCCTGATGATGATCCACAACTGCTGGAGCATGGCGGCCGGCGATGCCGAATCCCTGCGCACTTCGGCCAACCTGCTTGACACCTACAGCGCCAGCTACCGCCAGACCTACGCCCGCAAGTCCGGCGCAGCCGAGGCCCAGGTGGATGAGTGGATGGCGGCCGGCGCTGGTGCTGGCACCTGGTTCACCGCAGCCGCTGCGGTTGAAGCAGGCCTGGCCGATGAGGTGACCGCTCCGGTTGATGTGCGCGCCAGCGTGCCGCGCCTGCCTGCCGATCGGTTCACCAATGCCCCGGCCGCCCTGCTGAAGCCCTGGGCAGATGCAATCGGTAGCCTGAGCCTAGAGGAAAACCCCAATCCCTCCCTGAATCCAATGACTTCGCAATCTCAGGCCGGGGGCACACCGGCCGCGACCACTGAGGTGCAGCCCGTGGCAGCCGCCGCGACTGAGGCTGTGACCGTCCAGGCTCAGGCTCCCCAGCCTTTGGCCGCCTCCACCGAATCCGCCACCGTTGCCGCCCTGCGCCGCGAGACCGACATCCGCCGTTGCGCCGCTTCGGCTGGCCTGGCCGCTGATGTGGTGCAGGCCATGGTTGACGGCGGCAAGCCGTTCACCGAAGTCGCCATGGACATCGTGACCGCTCACGCTTCGGTGATCGAAGGCCGTGCCGGTGCCGCTGGCCACCCTGCTCGGATCCAGGTAACCCGCGACGCTGGTGATTCGGTGATGGCCGGCATCGGTGAGATGCTGGAAGCCCGCATCAACCCCGGCGCCAAGATCGGCGACGCTGGCAAGCAGTACCGCGGCTACTCCTTGATGGAGTGTGTGCGGATCTTCGCTGAGAGCCGCGGCATCAACACCGCCGGCCGCTCGAAGAGCGACCTGGTGGCAATGGCCATGCACAGCACCAGCGACTTCCCGCTGCTGTTCTCCAACCTGGCCGGCAAGACCCTGACCGCCGCATATGAAGAGGAGCCCCACACCTGGAAGCCCCTCGCCAAGCAGCGCAACTTGCCCGACTTCAAGCAGGCCAGCGATCTGGTGCTGGCTGCTGACCTTGCCCCTGAGCTTCTGCTCGAAGGTGGCGAGTACAAAAAGGGCACCCTTCAGGAAGCCCAGGCCACCTGGAAGCTGGCGACCTACGCCCGCAAGGTGACCATCTCCCGCCAGGCGATCATCAACGACGACCTGAGCGCCCTGGAGCGTACCCCCGAGTATCTGGGCCGCGGCTTCCGCCGCCTTGAGTCCAACCTGGTGTGGAACCTGATCACCAGCAACGCCACCGTCTCCGTTGATAGCGCTGCCTTGTTTGGCGGCACGCACAACAACACCGGCACTGGCGCCATCGGCATCGCTGGTGTCAACGCCGCGAAGAAGGCCATGCGCAAGCAAACGGACGTCTCGGGTGTGACGGTCAACCTGACCCCGGATTATCTGATCGTTCCCACCGATCTGGAAGCCACCGCCCTGCAGTTCCTGTACCCCACCGGCTACGCCCCTGCAGCGCTGACCGGAGCAGCCGGCCCCAACGTTTACGCCGGCGCAATGCAGCTGATCGTCGAGCCCCGCCTTGATGGTTCCGCCACCCAGTGGTACGCCGCTTCCGCCCCCAGCAAAGTGGAAGGCCTGGTGTACGGCTACCTGGCTGATGAGCCCGGCCCGACCATCACCCCCGTGACCGAGCGGGATCCTGATGGCCTGACCCTGCTGGCCCGCTTCGACTTCGGCTGCGCAGTGAAGGACTACCGCTTCATCTACCGCTCCACCGGCGCCTGATCTTGACCTGGGCCGGTGACCCCGGCCCTTCATTCATTCACCCCCGAGGTAACCCACCGTGAAAAACTCCATCCAAGCGGGCAATACGCTCGCCCTTGCCGCCCCCTACGCCGTCGCCTCTGGCGGTGGCGCCTTGATCGGCGCCATCTTTGGCGTTGCCGTCACCGCCCTGGCCAATGCCGAGGTTGGCAGCTTTGAGCTTGAGGGCGTGTTTACCCTGCCCAAGGCCACCGGCGCCGCCACCCTTGGCGCCAAGTGCTACTGGGACAACACGAACAAAAACGTCACCGCCACCGTCGGCAGCAACACGCTAATCGGTGTGTTCGTGGCCGCCTACGCTTCCGGCGACACCAGCGCCAACGTCCGCCTTAACGGCTCCTTCTGATGGGTTGGGCCACCCTATCGGCAGCAGCCAATCGGGTGGCCTTTGACCGCCTGGGCAGCGTCAGCGTCGTGGCTGGCGCTGTCACCGGGCAAGGCTTTCTCTCTCAAAACTCCGAGATGATCCTCGGCGGTGAGATCACCGTGATCGATCTGCTGCTGACCGTGCCCACAGCCACCTTCGGCAGCCTGAGCTATGGCGACCTGGTGACGGTTGATGGCACTAGCTACAAGTGCGAAACCCAGCCGCAGCGCTTCGACGACGGCACGTTCTGTCGGGTGCCGCTGGTGAAGATGGATCCAGATCCCGCGATTGATTACATCCTGGACGGCGGCGCCGCGCTTGCCTCCGGCACTCTCTACGACGGTGGTGGGGCATGAGCCAAACGATCCCGGCCCGCATTGTTATCCGCCGCGACACGGCGGCGAACTGGACGACGGTTAATCCCGTCCTGCTCAATGGCGAATGGGGGTTTGAGACTGACGCCAGGAAGCTGAAGATCGGCGATGGCGCCACGGCCTGGAGCGCGCTCAGCTACTTCTCCACCGGCAGCGGCGGCAGCGGCAACACCATCCTGAGCGGCAGCGGCGCCCCCAGCGGCGCCCTGGGCGTCAACGGTGACATCTACCTGGACACTGCCGCCACGCGCCTGTATGGCCCCAAGACGGCCGGCGCGTGGGGCTCTGGTGTCTCGCTGATCGGAGCCCCCGGGGCCAACGGAACGAACGGCACCAACGGAACGGCAGCCACTGTCAGCGTTGGCAGTGTCGCCACCGGAGCGGCTGGATCGTCGGCAACGGTGACCAACACCGGCACCAGCTCCGCCGCCGTGCTGGCGTTCAGCATCCCCCGCGGTGACGCCGGGACCAACGGCACCAACGGCACGAACGGCACCAACGGCACGAACGGCACAGCCGCAACCGTGGCGGTCGGCACGGTCACGACTGGGGCGGCTGGCAGCTCGGCCAGCATCACCAACTCAGGCACCGCCAGCGCGGCAACGCTGAACTTCACCATCCCTCGAGGCGACGCGGGGACGAACGGAACCAATGGGACGAACGGGACGAACGGCGCAGCCGCCACGATCTCTGTTGGGACCGTCACCACCGGCGCCGCCGGAAGCTCCGCGATCATCACCAACGCCGGCACCAGTTCGGCTGCCATTTTCAACTTCACCATCCCCCGCGGTGACGCCGGCGCTGGTGGTGGTGGCAGCGGCACGGTCACCAGCGTTGGCCTGGTCCTGCCTGGCCTGTTCTCGGTCGCCGGCAGCCCGGTCACCACCACCGGCAACATCACCGCCACCTTGGCCACGCAGAGCGCCAACCTCGTCTGGGCTGGCCCAACCACGGGTGTGGCCGCCGCTCCGGCCTTCCGCTCCCTGGTGGTGGCGGACCTGCCGCTGCTGACTGGGTACACCAGCGGGGCTGGAACTGTCGCAGCCACTGACACGATCGTGACGGCGATCGGGAAATTGAACGGCAACGACGCTGCAAAGGCCGCTGCTGGCGCCATCGGCGGCAGCGGCCTGACCATGGCGACGGCCCGCATTGTGGGTCGCACCACGGCCGCCACTGGAGCGCCGGAGGAGATCACCGTTAGCGGCGGCCTGAGCCTGAGCGCTGGGGCCCTGGCCCTGGCGACCACAGCCGTCACCGCTGGCAGCTACACCTATGGCAGCTTCACCGTTGACACCGCAGGCAGGCTCACCGCTGCCAGCAACGGCACGGCGCCGATCTCAGCCGTGCTGACCGGCTACACCAGCGGCGCCGGGACCATCGCCGCAACTGACTCGATCCTGACGGCGATTCAGAAGCTCAACGGCAACGACGCTGCAAAGGCCACCGCTGGCGCCATCGGCAGCAGCGGCCTGACCATGGCGACGGCACGCCTGCTGGGTCGAACCACAGCAACTACGGGTGCGGTCGAGGAGATCAGCATCGGCGCCAACCTGACACTGACTGGTGGCGTACTGGCGGCAACTGGCGGTGGAGGAGGCGGATCTCCGGGCGGCAGCACCACTCAGGTTCAGTACAACAATGCGGGCGCATTTGCAGGCGCTGCGAATGTTGACATTATTTCCGATAATCTTCAGCTAACCGAACCCGGCAGCACCCCAGCGGCGGCCCAATCGTCCAGTGTTGTGGTCTATCCAGCTGGCCTAGCTGACAGGTTCATGCTGGCAATGAGGGGTCCGACTGGTGCCGCCACGTTGCTGCAGCCGTCGATCTTCAGCAACAACATCATGTTGTTTGCTCCGCAGAGCGGCACGGTCGGGACGGGCTCCAACAGCTTCCAAACAGCATGGACATCTAACGGAACGGTGACCCACCCGACGCCAGCCGCCAGCGACGTAGCCAGCTCTGGCAGGCGCACTAATTATGCAAATGTGGTCACAACCCAAAATCAAATTCTGGGACCAAGATTCAACACCGACTCTGAAAGGTGTTTCTTCAGGGGCAACGTGGCAGGCACTGGAGGATTCTTCTTCTTTGCCCGCTTCCGGCTTACCTGTCCTGCTTCAACCGTAAGACTGTTTTGTGGGCTACAAGGAGTCAACGCGACTGCAGCCCTTGTCGGCAACGACTCGCCCGCGGGTCCATACTGCGGCCTTTCTCACGTCACCACAGACCCGGCTGCAGGCTCTGG